CTACAATTAATTTACCTCCTACTCCATTAGTTGGAGATAGTGTTGTATTTTTAGATTTAGCAGGAACATTCCAAACAAACAATTTAATTGTTGGTAGAAACGGTAATGACATTATGAATCTTGCAGAAGATATGAATGTAACTACAAATCACGCAGGATTCAGTTTAATATATACTGGTGCAACTAACGGTTGGAAATTAGTAGAGGTCGCTTAACAGGATAAATAAAGATATGAGTACATTAACACAATTCACAGTAACAGGAAAAGAAAAAGACGAATTTTATGGATTCCATATTGCTAATGTGGCGCCTGCAACAATTCATAAAACTGTAACCAAAGATATAGTTGGTAAAAATAGAAACGATAGTGTTTACGAATATGATTTAAGTCCAGGATATGATATGTCCACGGCAAGTTTAACAACTACAACATCTTTAGTTAGACGAGGATCAGAAAATACAAATCAAAGTGGAACATCCGATATGCACGGACTCACTTTTAATACTGATGGAACAATAATGATTTGTGTTGATATGTTTAATAAAAGAATTGTACAATACGCATTATCAACAGGTTTTGATGTATCAACTTTAACTTTCACAAAAGAATTAGATGTCAAAAACGAAGACATACAACCAAAATCAGTTCAATTTAATAATGATGGATCTAAAATGTTTATGTTAGGTCTTGGTGGACCAGAAAACGCAAGTACAACTGGTGGTAATATTAATGAATATGCTTTAAGTACAAATTACGATATTGCAACAGCAACTTATACAGACAGATTTTCAGTTCGTACAGAAGACACAGACCCACAAGATTTTTATTTTAACAATGTTGCTAGAGGTGCTGTTGATCCTGGAGGCTTATGCTTCGTAGTAGGTGATGATGGCAATGATGTTAATGAATACTTACTAGGTACTGTATGGGATATTAGTACGGCAGCTTTTGTTGACGCATTTTCAGTTGCTACAGAAGAAACTTCTCCAAGAGCATTAGTATTTTCTTCTTCTGGAGATAAATTATATGTATTAGGTCAGCAAGGAAATGATGTAATGCAATATCCATTGGTAACTGGTTTTGATATTTCAACAACACAAGCAGTTACAAGCACAACATCTTTAAGAACAAATAGTATAGTTCCTAGAGGTATGGCATTCAATGATACTGGAACAAAACTTTATGTTGTAGGTACTGGTGGTACTTTAGTTATTGACGGTGGTGATGATGAATTACCAATCAAAGCAGAAGAAGTTAGAGCAAGAAATGATATTAAAATGTATGAAGGAAATACATATATTTTTGATGTATCAGATTCAAATTTAACAGATTCAGACCTTAAATTTTCTACTACAAAGGGTGGAACTAAAGAAGGTGGGGTTGAATATACAACAGATGTATCAACAAACGGCAGTCCAGGTAATCCTGGTGCAACTGTAACTATAATAGTTCCTAGAGAAGTTTTAAGTAAAGAACCAGGAAGTGCAATAGATACACTATATTACTATGAAAGTAATTTTACTGACACAGGAGGAATAATCTACACTCCAGAGTGGAAAGGTGAATTACAAATAACAAAAACAGATGGTGCAGACAACATAGAAACTAGATTTGAAACTAAAGAACAAGAAGACATCTTTTCTCAAAGTTTCTTTATGCGTGCTGGCCTAGCTTTTACAGTAGATAATGGGGATTTAAAGGTAGAATTAAATTAAAATTTTTTATAATTGAGATATAAACGATTATAAATATAAATAGAAATAAGGGAATTAGAAATTATGGCGACAATCAATTTAGGAAGAATTAAACCAGTATTCCAAGGTGCTTACAACGGCGCAACTGCTTATGTTGTGGATGACATTGTAACCTTTGGTGGTGAAACTTTTATATGTATATTAGCTTCAACTGGAAATGCTACTTCAAATGCAACTTACTGGTCAAAACTTGCTAAAAAAGGTGATGACGTAACTCAATTATCTACACACGGAGATATACTTTTTAGAGGCACAAGTGCTGTAGAAAGATTACCTGCAGGTGCAAGTGGTAATGTATTACAAACAAAAGGTGCAGGCGTTGACCCAATTTGGGCAAGTGCAACAGGTATCAATTGGGATTATAAAAGTGCAGATTTTACTGCTGTTTCAGGTGGTGCTTATATTTGTAACACAGGAGAAACTGCTGCTTTCACAATGACTATGCCTACTAGTCCACAAGACAACGATTATGTAATATTTTGTGATGGATATGGATCGTGGAATACCGCAAATTTAACAGTAGATAGAGCTGGCGAAAATATCGCAGGATCAGCTACAGATTTAATCTGTGATTCTAATTACGCAACATTAAGACTAACATATAAAACAACACCAGATGTAACTTCATCTTATATCGGTTGGGTACTAACATAATTTTTATTATGAGAAGTATTATAAATATAAATAGTTATAGAAATTTAGAGGGAAAATAAAACAATGGCAACTTTATCAAATTTACTTGGCGGTGGCAGTTCTGCTGGTGCTATAGACCACAGAAAAGAAGGTCTTCCATTATTCGGTATGTGGGGAGATGACGGTGGTGGAAACTCAAATGTTAATTACAGAGTCTTTGACTCTGGATATAAAATGGTGGGATCACCTTGGGCTGCAGTATGTAACTCAACTACTAACTACCGTTTCGGTTTGTTAGGAGACGCTACCCACGCTTATTCACAATCAGATCACAGTACGGATGTATCACACGCAGATTTAACTTCACAACAATATGACTCTTGGACAAACTGGTTAAAAAGTTTGTATCAATGCGATCAATACCCTCACGCACAATACTACACTTGTTCCAGAGATGGTTATATTTCATTTCATTCTTACCACCAAGCAACATCAATGTTTGAATTTCAAGTTGGTTGGACAAAAATTAATATGGTTCTTCCAGAAGGATGTAGACCACGAAGAATGTTCTGTAATAGACGAAGAAGTTTAAGAGAACAAAATGTAGGTAATAACGCTTGTGCTAATATAGATCACTACCTTTATACTTCACATATGTTAGATACTACTAACACTTACGCAAGTGGTACTGGTTATAACGAAAAAAATAAAATGTTAGTTATGGTTCACTCTGGTAATGAAAGTGGAAATACTGCAAAAACAATTCACGTTTTCAAATCATCAAAATGTTTAAATCAATGTGATAGAATTAAAGATTACTTTGATAACTTAACTGCTACTGAATACTTTACAGGTACTTGGACAACAGACAATAATAGAGATATGACTGTTGTTGTTGGTAATAACGGTTGGGTTGGATTTGGACACAAAAACGGTAACTCAATGAGATATGCTGCTTTCAATTGTAACACAGGATTAGGTCTTGGTACAACTGACACTGCTAGAATATTTGATAGTTGGCAAGATTTTTCTGGATCAACTACAACATCTTACGGTGCAAACCAAGGTGCTCAATATTACACTAAATTTAATACGACTTGGGATTGTACTTGGGGAATGATTTATGCTCCATATTACTACTATGGTCCTGGATAAAATGCATTCTGTATGAGTTTAGAAAATCCTAGAAAATTTATAAGTGTTAACGAAACAAAATCAAGTAGAAGTAACCCTTGGTTCGCTTGGGGAAAAACAGGTTTCCACGGAGGTTGGTCAGACAACACCGACGGAGATACTTGGAGAACATACTCTTGGTCTTTTGATCCTACGGATTCAGACCATACTACTACTACAAAGGTTTATAGAGGATCAACTTCAGGTGATGGAATAATTAGAGATGATGACGCTCACCAAGGAGATGAAGCAATAACTAATAAAACAGGTAATGTTGGATTAGGTACTAACAGAACTTTCTTACACGGAGGATATCATTCAACTTGTTATCCGCTGATGATGCAAATAGACTGGTGGGGCAACTACGGTAATACTGATGGTAACTACGGTGGTAACGGATACAACACAACTGATTAAAGAAATAGAGGAATTAAAAAATGGCAACATTATATTTTAATACAGAAACAAATAGAGTTTTTTCAGCAAACGCTGTAACTGGTGATGAAGCAGTTTCACAAGGAAGAGCAGTTAAAGTAACTGACGCTCCTGACGGAATTGAACAATGGAGATTGTCTTACGATCCTTCTACTAAAGCAGTTGTAACTTTCGCTGAAGGTAAAAATGAGGCAGACGCTCAAACAGATAAAGAAGACGCTGCTAAAGCTCAAAAAACTGCTGATGATACAAAAGCTGCTGAAAGAATCGCTGCTATGTCAGCGTAATATTAGTTTTACTAATTAGTTTTACATCGCTGTTTTTGTTATGATAAGTATTATATTATGTACGATATTAAAGAACTCACTAAAGAAATTCATCAAAACGCTGAACGACAAGAGTTTGTAAAAACTCTAATGAGCGGTACGATTCATCCTGAATTGTACGCTACCTATCTCTATAATCAATTACAATGTTATGCTGTACTGGAAAAGTATGGTATGCACAACGACCTTTTTAGGCAAACACCTAATTTACAAAGAGCAGAAAAAATAGATAGAGATTTCAAAAAGATATGGTCTAAAGAAGAAAGACCTGTCATAACTGATAGTACAAAAGAATATGTTAAACATATTGAAACTATATCAGAAGATCCAGAAAAACTATATGCACATATCTATGTTAGACATTGTGGTGATTTATCTGGTGGTCAAATGATTTCTAAAAAAGTACCAGTCAAAAGATACTATGATTTTGAAGGTAAAGGACAAGAGTATAAAAGAATTGTAAAAGAAATTATACAAGAATATTTAAATACATATCAAATAAATGTAGTATCAGAAGCAAAGATTTGTTTCGCTTCTGCTACAAAATTATTCCAAGAGATGAAAGAGATTGAAGATATGTATTACAAACCTTTAATCTTAACTAACGAAGTAATTGAAAGAGATACAGAAAATGATCCTTTCAAAGGTACTAGTATTGAAGGTAAAGATTAATGATTTGGGAGAGATTAATTAAATTAGAAAAAGAAATTATAGAAGTTTTTGATAAACATTTAACTGAATATAATGAACCAGGTATGGATAGATTTAATCAACCTGGTTGGATAAACCGTACTTGGTCTAATATGAGTATTAGACGAGCACACATTGATGTTGTGGATGCCAGAGAAACAAAAGGTCTTTGGATGGCACATATATGTTTGTTCCCTATGTTAGAAAATGGCGGACCTATTTACGGTTTTGATATTATCGCTGGTAAGAATAAGATTACAGGTTGTTTCCACGATTTTAGTCCACTATTATTAAAAGAACATCCATTAACAACATATTTTATAGAAGAAAATAAATGGTATAAACCATCTAAAGTTAGAGAATTACCAGATTGGGCAAAAGCAATTTTTAGTAAAGGTATGATTGCTGCTGGTAATATAACGGAAGAGAGAGAGTTAAATCAAGTATGTACATTAGCAGTAGCAAATTTAAACGCATATATTGATAAAATAAGTGATTACAATAGTGATTCAAATAAAGAAGATGTAATAAGAGCACAAAATTTTTATTGCGAACACCAACAACAAAATCCACACACACCAAAAACAATGAAATCACTAGGATTACCAGAGGACGATATAAAGTTATTTTGCGCTGATAATCTCTTTCCTACCATTAAATAATTCTTATAAATAGTATAAAAGACGAGGATTTAAATGGCAGTACCATCAACACGAGAAACATTAAAGCAGTATTCATTAAGAGCATTGGGCAAACCAGTCATTGAAATAAATGTAGATGACGACCAGTTAGAAGATAGAATTGATGAAGCGTTGCAATATTTTGGTCAATATCATTATGAGGGTATTAGACGAACATATTTAAAATATAAGTTAACTGAAGCAGATAAAACTCGTTTATCAGCATTAAATAATTTAGACGAAACAGCAACAGATTTAAAAGATGAAACAGTTACTACTAAATGGTATGAAGACAAAAACTTTTTAGTTGTTCCAGATAGTATCATTTCAGTAGTTAATATATTTCCTTTTTCAGATAAAGGTAGTATGAATTTATTTGATGTTAGATACCAATTAAGATTAAATGATTTGTATGATTTTTCTTCAACAAGTGTAATTAACTATGATGTTGTATTAAGACATTTAGATTTTTTAGATCATATTCTTGTAGGTGAAAAACCAATGAGATTTAGTCAATTAGATAATAGATTATATATTGATATGGATTGGAAAAATGATTTACAAGAAGATGAATGGTTAGTAATAGAGTGTTATAGAAAATTAGATCCATCACAATATGGAGATATTTTTAACGATATTTATTTAAAAAGATATACAACTGCTTTATTTAAAAAACAATGGGGCGCTAACTTATCTAAATTTAATGGAGTAGCAATGGTGGGTGGAGTAACTCTAAACGGTCAACAAATTTTTTCAGAAGCAACTGCTGATATAGATAAATTAGAAACAGAATTAAGAACTACTTACGAATTAAACCCAGCATTTATGATAGGATAGTGCTATGCCAGTTAATCATTATTTTCAAGGCGGCAACGGCATTGGTAACCAGGCTGAAAAAAAATTACACGAAGACTTAATAGTTGAAGGTCTTAAAATTTACGGCCACGATGTCTATTACCTACCTAGAACACTAGTCAATAGAGATTTAATATTAGGAGAAGATACAACTTCTCGTTTTGATGACTCTTGGTTGATTGAGATGTACATAGAGTCTACTGAAGGTTTTGCAGGTCAACAAGAAATAGTTACCAAATTTGGATTAGAGATTAGAGAAGACACTACATTTATGGTGTCTAAAAGAAGTTGGGCTTTCCACGTCGGTCAAAAAGATAGTTTAATTGCTGAAGGTAGACCTAACGAAGGTGATATAATATATTATCCTTTGATGAACTCGTTTTTTGAAATACAGTTTGTTGAAGATCAGGAACCTTTCTTTGCATTAGGTCAATTACCAGTTTATAAATTAAGAGTCACTCGTTGGGAATATTCAAGTGAGAAACTTGATACAGGTTTGAATGTTATTGACGCTGCTGAAGACAAGTACACATTAAATCAATTAAATTACAAATTTAGTTTAGAGAGTGGTCAAGTTGCTTTAGATGGTGAAGGATCAATACTATTAGAAACAGATTTATCAACAGGTGAACCTACTTTCTTATTAAACGAAGACTTTACAGAATCAGCAATACAAACTCAATCATCATACGCTTCAAATGTAGATTTAGATAAAGCAGCAGGGTTTGATACTTCTTCTGCTTTAGATGATATATTAGACTTTACAGAAAGAAATCCATTTGGAGATGAGGATAGATAATGTTAGGTAATAGATTTTATAATCAAAGTTTTAGAAAATTAATTATTGCATTTGGACAAGTCTTTAATAATATAATTATTCAAAGAACAAATAGTACAGGTGGTGTAACTGCTAGAATAAAAGTACCTCTTGCATATGCACCAAAAGAAAAATTTTTAGTAAGATTAGATCAACAAGCGAATTTAAATAGTAGAGAATTTGCAACATCATTACCTCGTATGGGATTTGAAATAAAAGGTCTTAAATATGACGCTAGTAGAAAACTGACTCGTGTTCAAAAATATTCACAAGTTAAATCAGGCGAAGATGGTAAGAAAACTGAATTTCATTATACACCTGTTCCATATGACATTGATATGGACTTATATATATTTACAGCAACTGCTGAAGATGGTTTACAAATTGTTGAACAAATATTACCATACTTTCAACCAGATTATACGGTGACTATTAATGCCGTACCTGCTTTAAATGTTAAAAGAGATATTCCTATTACATTAGGTAATATCAATTATGAAGATAATTATGATGGAGAATTTACAAATAGAAGAGCAGTTATATATACTTTAAGTTTTACTGCTAAGACTTATCTATTTGGACCTATGAGCAATCAAGGTGTTATTAAAAAGACTCAAACAGATTTAGGGGCAGATACGGATCCTAAATTAACAAGAGAAGAAAGAATTGTGATTATACCAAGTCCAGAGGATGCTGAAGCAGATGATGATTTTGGATTTACAACAACTATTAGTTTCTTTGAAGATAGTAAAAAATATAATCCAGTAACAGGAGAAGATGAGTAAATTGGAAGATAGAGTCAATGATATATTAGGAGTAGATACACCTATTCCTCAACCGAAAGAATTTCAACCACCTGTTAAAAGAAAAACTGGTGAAGTAGAAATAAAAGTTGAAAAAGATATTAATACAGATTATGATTATAGTAGAGATAATTATTATAACTTAATTGAAAAAGGACAAGAGGCAATTCAAGGCATACTTGATATTGCAAAAGAAGGACAACACCCTAGAGCATACGAAGTTGCAGGTCAATTAATTCAATCAGTAGGGCAAACTGTTGACAAATTACAAGACTTGCAAAAAAAATTAAAAGACTTAAAAGA